AAAAAAAATTTCAATAAAATTATTAGAACGGATAAAAAAAAATCCAATAATCCACAAGAGTCGGTCAAAAAAAGAAAAAGAAATTTATAAATTGTTAAAAACAAAATTTAAAAGAATAAAACATTCTTTTGTTGTTGATAGATTTATTTGTGATATATACATTCCAGAATTAAATTTAATGATTGAATACAATGGTGATTATTGGCATTGTAACCCAAAAAAATATGATAAAGAGTATTACCATAAAATTAAAAATAAAACAGCGGAACAAATTTGGGAATATGATTCTAACAAGGTTGACTTGATAAAAAATTATGGTTATAATTTGGAAATAGTCTGGGAAACAGATTACGAAAATAACCCTAAAATTATTGAAGAAATTTTAAAAAAGTATGAATAAAATTAATGTATTAGTCACCCCTTCAGATTCCAGCGGAGTTGGAAAATTTAGATCTGTAGACCCCCACGTTAAACTCCAAAATATGTTTCCGGACGATTTTCACGTAGATATTGAGTATAACCCAAATATAAATGATTTAAATTTCTGGAAAAAATATCAGATTGTACACTTTCATAGAAGTATTGGACAAGACTATGACAGAAGTGTTGAGTTTATAAAACAATTACGTTCTATGGGTATTGTTGTTGTTGGTGATATTGACGATTATTGGTTACCAACAAAAGAACACCCAATACATCAGTTGATTGTTCAAAACAAAATGCACGAAAAAATTATTGCAAATTTAAAAGCAGCTGAATATGTCATTACAACAACAGAATTGTTTGCTAATGAAATTAGAAAGTTTAATAAGAATGTTATTATATTACCTAATGCGATAGACCCAATTGATCCGCAGTTTAATGAACCAACACTACCTTCTGATAAAGTAAGAATTGGTTGGTTAGGTGGATCATCTCACTTACACGATTTAAAATTACTTGATGGTATGGTATCAAAACTATCATCAATCCAAGATAAGTTACAATATTATGTTTGTGGTTTTGATATTCGTGGATCCATTACAGAAATTAACCAACAAACTGGTGAAAGAACACAGAGACCAATTAAACCAGAAGAAACTGTTTGGGTTAAATACGAACAAATTTTTACGAACAATTACAAAATCATCACACCAAAGTATAAGACGTATTTAGATACGTTTACAGAAAATGATTACCTTGGCGTTGAGAACGAAAATTATATGCGGGTATGGACTAGACCTGTAACAACATACGCAAAAAATTATTCTAAATTTGATATTTCATTGGCACCAATTAAAAATCACATCTTTAACAGAATGAAATCACAATTAAAAGTTATTGAGGCTGGTTTTTATAAGAAAGCATTAATCGCGTCAAATGTTGGTCCATATACGATTGATTTAAAACACGCACTTAAAAATGGTCAATTTACTGATGGTAACGCGCTTTTGGTGAATGAAAATAATAATCATAGTGATTGGGCTAAAAACATTAAAAAACTAGTTGAGAACCCAAATCTTATAACAGATCTAGGTGAAAGATTATATGAAACTGTTAAAGATAGATATGACTTAAATGTGGTGACGGCAGAGAGGGCATCTTTTTATAAATCTTTAATTAAATAAAAGTGATTAATATACCAATAACTAAATTTTTATTTCTGGATATTGAAACGGTTGGCGCTTGTCCGGATTATGATGCTTGTCATAAGTTTAACCCAACCATTGCTGAACAATTTGATAAATACTTTGATTGGTTTTTAAAAAGATTCCCCGAAGATAATATGATTGGAGAATCTGAAACTGAATGGAAAAATGAAGTTTTTAAAAAAAGAACGGCACTTGTTCCAGAGTTTGCAAAAATTGTTTGTGTATCTGTTGCATTTGTTTTAGAAAACGGTGAAACAAAAAAACAATCTTTTGTTAGTGACGATGAAAAAAAATTGTTAAAAGAAGTAAGAACATTACTTGATCGTTGTGAAAAACTTGGGTTTTATCTTTGTGGTCACAACTTAAAAAACTTTGATATTCCAATGCTAGCAAAACGTATGATTATAAATGGTGTACGTCCATCAAAGATTTTACCGTCATATGATACAAAACCTTGGGAGATTAAAGCGATTGATACAAAAGAAATTTGGCAATACGGTGCATATACATCAATTGGTTCACTAGACTTGTTATGTTCTTGTTTGGATATACCAACACCAAAGGATGGTGAGATTACCGGAGCCAATGTTCATAAAGCATATTGGGAAGAACAAAAATTAAAAGAAATTGGTGAGTACTGTGAAAAAGATGTTGATGTACTTATTGAGGCAATAATGAAATTAAAAAGTTTAGAGTAATGGAAGATAATAAAAATTTAGATTTATTAGAGAATGAATTAAAAACTATAACCGATGAATATTCGGATGACGAGTCAACAATTGATTACGATAGATTAATAAAAGATTTTGGTATTGACATTGATGGTATTGAGGAAGAGATTAATAGTTACGCACCAAAAATTTATTTTAGGTATTCACAATCACATCAAGATGCTGTAGAACCAAAATACGCATACCCAACAGATTCTGGGTTTGATTTACATTCTGTTGAGGAAATGACTGTTGAGTCGTTTGGTAGGGCTTTAGTACCCACTGGGTTACATTTAGATATTCCAGAAAATTATGAAGTCCAGGTAAGATCAAAAAGTGGTCTTGCCTTAAAACAAGGACTTATGGTATTAAACTCTCCCGGAACTGTAGATCAGGGCTACACTAATGAGGTTAAAGTTATAGTTTTCAACACAACAAAAGAAACCATAAAAATAGAAAAAGGACAAAAAATTGCCCAAGCGGTATTATGTCCGGTAGTTTGTGGTAAATGGTTAGAATTTCAGAGAGTTGAGAAAATAGAAGATAAAGATAGATCTGATAACGGATTTGGTAGCACAGGGTTAAAATGATTACAATAGTTTATTCAACACATAAAAACGAAGAGTACAATACTAAATTTAAACAACATTTATTACAAACTGTTGGTTTAAAAGATGTCCAGGTTTTAGAATACCAAAACCATAACCAATATTCTTTGTCACAAGTATATAATAGTGGTATTACAGAATCAATTTATGATATTATTGTTTGTTGTCATAATGATATAAAACTAGAAAAAAACTGGGGAAAAAAATTACTAGAAGATTTTTCTAATAATCCAGAGTTTGGTATGATTGGAAAGGCGGGATCCTGTTATTTTCCGGAGTCAGGTGTTTATTGGGAAAAAATGACACAGACAATGGTTGGTCAAGTATACCACCATCCACCAAATCAAAACAAATGGTTGAGTAGGTATTCACCAAAATTACCAATTCTTATACCGGTTGTAACAATAGACGGTTTGTTTATATCATTTGATAAGACAAAGATTAAACATACGTTTGACGAATCATATGGAAAATTTCACTTTTACGATCACGGGTTTTGTGTACCAAATTATTTAGATGGTGTTAAACTTGGGATTACCTCATCATTTGAAATTACACACGAATCAGTTGGACGACCAAACGAAGAGTTTTTTCAGTCAAAAGATAAGTTTGTTGAAAAGTGGGGAGATAAATTACCGTTAGATTTAAAACCACAAAGTCCTTTTGCCCCAGAAATTAAACGACAAGTATTTAAAAAATTTGGGAAGGTAGCAATTATAATCCCAACAAAAGGAAAAATTGAAATGTTAATTGGATGTTTAAAATCTTATTTAGAACACTGTGATACAAATATTATTGCTGACACTGGATCAACAGATGAAGAAAAAAACCAAATTAAAAATTTTATATCCGATTATAATAATATTAAACTAGTTGAATTTGGTTATTATAATTTTGCAAAAATTAATAATGAGGTTGTAAAAAACTATCTAGACAGTAATCACGAGTTTATCTTATTTTCAAATAACGATATTAAAATAATGAATGATGTTTTATCTGGGATGTTACAAATCTTTAAAGATAATCCAAGAACTGGTACTGTTGGTTGTAGATTACATTTTGCCGACAACACAATACAACACGATGGAATATTAGTTGCTAAATCAAAAGACAATAAACTAAACTTAAGTCATATTAATTTTAAAAACTATTACAACTATTACAATAACACAAAAGAAGTTATTGGCAATACCGGTGGTTTAATGTTAATCAGAAAAAATGTTTTTGAAAACATTGGACTTTTTAATGAAAATTACATATCTTGTTTTGAGGACGTTGAGCTAAACATAAAATTAGTCTCAATTAATTTAAAAAATTATGTTTGTAGTAAATGTGTTGCGTATCATTATGAGTCACAAACAAGAAAAGAAGACCCTGAAGAACAAAATAAAATAATTCAGGATTATAATAGTAACCTATTTCCTATGTTACAAGAAAATTGGGATAAAATAAAAGAAAAAGTATTTTTAATTTAATATATGTTTAATGTAATAACACCCCTAGCTAGATATGAAAACATTGAAAAGCTAAAATTAAACCTAGTCGAACAAAACATAATTTGGCATGTTGTAACAGACGATGATCGTAAGGAAGAGGTAACCTTTACTGAGCCCTGGATAAACCATTACGTGTGTCCAAACAAAAGTATTGATTTTTGGGCTAGATCAAATTTCTCAATAAACTGGTTTTTAGAAAATCAAAACATAAAAGACGAAGAGTATTATTGTGTTTTGAACGATGACGATGGGTATAGTAAAACTTTTTTTGAGGAATTAAAAGTTGAGGTACAAAAAGCGGAATCAGCGGGACAACCGACAGATTTAATTATTGTTTCTATGAAACGTGGAGACAAAATACCAGAAAACCTACCCCCAGTAAAAAGACACCCAACAAATACTTTATTAGCAAAAAAAGAAAATATGAAAGTTTGTGGTGTTGGTGTTGAACAATTTTTTATGAAAGGGAAACATCTAAAAAATCATAAACTACCATTAACAGCATATGGTGATGGTGAGTTAATAACACTCCTTGTAAAGAATTACCCAACATTATATTTAGAAAATCTATATGTGTTGTTTAATTTTTTTGAACCTGGTAGATGGAACAAAAAATCTAATGAACTTTAAAAATGAAAATTTTAATTATTGGTATTTTAGGACAAGACGGAACGATTCTAACTAATTTATTAAAAAACGATCATAAAATTTTTGGTGTTACACATAAAAATAGTTTATCAGAAAAAATTTTAGCTTTTGAAAATAAAAATAAGATTAAAATAGAGTCTTTAGATTTAAAAGATTACGATGTCTGTGAAGATTTAATTAAAAGAATACTACCAGATGTTATTGTAAATTTTGCCGGACTTACAAATATTTTTAGTCCTTGGGATGATCAAATTAAACTTGTAGATCAGAACATAAAAATCCCATTAAATCTTTTAAATGGGATAAAAAAAGTAGACGACAGAATATTTTTCTTTCAAGCGTCGTCATCTTTAATGTTTGGACAATCAAAAGAGACTGAAATTACTGAATTTAGTGAGTTGTCGCCAATCTACCCCTACGGCTTGTCAAAGTCTTTTATTCACGGTTTGATGAATGAATATAGAGAAAATTTAAATTTAAACTGTTCTTCTGGGATTTTTTTTAATCACGATTCGTACTATAGAGGTGAAAATTTTCTAACAAAAAAAATTTCTATATTTCTTAAAAAATTACAAGAAGGTGAAAAGAATAAACTTTACCTAGGTAATTTAAATGGTTTTGTTGATATTAGTCATGCGTATGATTTTATGTCTGGGGTAAAACTAATTATTGAAAATAAAATAAGTAATGATTTTATTTTTAGTAGTGGTAACCTAATAAAATTATACGATTTAGTTAAACTATTTTTTGATCAAGAAAATTTAAATATGGATGATTATGTTGTATTTGATCAAAATTATATTAGAAAAAAACAAATTAAAATTTACGGCAATAATCAGAAATTAATCTCTATAGGCTGGAAACCTAAATTTAATGTTGAATTATTGGTTAAGGATATGTTAAAAATGGAAAAAAATTATGGAAATACTATTAGTTAATCACAAACAAACACAATGCGGTGTTTATCAGTACGGTAAACGATTGAGTGATATTTTAAAAAAAATTAAAGGTCATAGATTAACATATATTGAGTGTGATTCCGCAATGGAATTATTAAAACATATTGAAACAATTAAACCAAACTTAATTTTATATAATTGGCATGAACTAACAATGAAGTGGGTTAATCCTAATTTTACAAAAAATTTAGGGAATATAAAACAAATATTTATATATCACGAAGCTGGGTTTAACACTCAAATGAAACACGACGCCTTAATTTATATTAATTTTTTTGAGGATGTGACAAAAAAAATATTTACATTACCTAGACCTATCTTTGAGAATGAACTTACTAAAAAAAATAATGACGTTTTTACAATCGGTAGTTTTGGTTTTGGGTTTCATAACAAAGGATTTGAACGAATTTGTGAACTAGTAAATTCTGAATTTGATGTTGCAAAAATTAAATTACACATACCTAATTCTTTTTTTTGTGATATTTCAGGACAGATATCAAATTCTGTGATTAACAATTGTAAAAAACTAGTAAAAGACTCAATTTCGTTAGAAATAACTAATAATTTTATGACTAACTATGAAATTTTAGAATTTTTAAATTCTAACGATGTTAATATGTTTTTATACGACCAAATGCCCGGAAGAGGGGTATCATCATCAACAGATTATGCGGTTAGTGTTGATACACCTTTAATTGTAAATAATTCGGTTATGTTTAGACACATAACACAAGAAAAACCAGAAATTTCAGTTGACAATAAAGACTTAAATACTATACTTTCCCTAGGTTTAGAACCTGTACACTACTTCAGAAAACAATGGAGCAATGATAATTTGAGAAATAAATTTATAAAAATAATAGAAAAAATATGTTAGAAGAATTATTTAACCTAGGAGACTTATACGTTTCCGATTTTTTAAAAGAAGACGACAAACCAAGAGGCGGTAAAGTTGATTTAAAACTTATGTTAGAACACGAGACTGGCGCTGTAAGACTTGACCAATGTGCACCTTTAGACACTATGTATGGAAAGTACTGGTATAGATCCGGAATTAACAGTACAATGAAAAAAGAACTTAATGGTATTGTTAATTCTATATTGGAAAATTATAAATTACAAGATTCTGACTTATGGATTGATATTGCTTGTAATGATGGTACTTTATTAAGTAATTTACCAAAAACATTAACTAGAGTTGGGATAGATCCTGTTGATAATTCATTTAAAACCGAATCAGAAAAACACGCAAATTTAATAATTCAAGACTATTTTAGTTCAGACGTTTTTAAGAAATCTAAATACGGTGAGTTAAAAGCTAAAGTTATTACAACAATTGCTATGTTTTATGATTTAAATAAACCAAAAAACTTTATAAAAGATGTGTATGAAGTTTTGGATGATAACGGTGTTTGGGTGTTACAAATGTCATACACGCCGTTAATGATTGAGCAAATGGCTTTTGATAATATTTGTCACGAACACGTATATTATTATTCATTATTTAATATTAAAAAAATCTTTAACGAATGTGGTTTTGACATTATTGACACACAATTAAATGATGTTAATGGTGGATCTTTTAGACTTTATTGTATGAAAAAAACATCTGATAAAACTAAATTTGGAACACAGCCATATAGGGATGTTTGTAAGTTTAGGGTTGAGTCACTTCTTGAATATGAAAAGAGTTTAAAGTTAGATTCACCAATTACTTGGTTTAATTTTTTCAAAAACATTAATGAACTAAAAGAAAAAACTGTTTCTTTTATTAAAGAAGAAAAGAATAAAGGTAAGAAAATATGGGCGTATGGTGCATCAACAAAAGGGAATACATTGTTACAGTATTTTGGTTTAGACAATACTTTAATTGATGGTGTTGCAGAAAGAAGTCCTTATAAATTTGGTTTAAAAACTGTTGGTACAAACATCCCAATTTTTTCTGAAGAAGAAATGAGAAAAGAAAACCCAGATTATTTGTTGGTATTACCTTGGCATTTTATAAATGAGTTTGTTGAACGTGAATCTGATTTTTTAAACTCCGGTGGAAAATTTATTGTTCCGTGCCCTAAATTTGAAATAATTGGTAAATGAAAAAAGAGATTATACATTTAAACAAAAAAATAACAATAAACCTACACAAAAATGAAATTGTATCGTCGTTTATAAATAATAGTGGTAAGTTTTTTGAAATGGAATTTTTAGAATTTGTAAGAAATAATTTTCAAAAACAAAAAACGATTATTGATATTGGTGCTAACATTTGCAACCATTCTTTATTTTTTTCAGAATTTTTAGAGTATGATGAAATAATTTGTTTTGAACCCTTTGAAAAAAATGTTGAATTACTTAAACTTAATTTAGTTGGTAAAAATTGTAAAATAATGGATTTTGCGCTTAGTGATTCGGAATCTGAAAAAATATTGTATAATAGTCAGTCAAATAATTTTGGTGGATTTTCATTACATTCTTATGATGGGAGTAAAGGAGAAAATAAGTCATTTATTGTTAAAGACAAAGTAACTACTAAAACTTTAGATAGTTTAAACCTTACTAATGTTACTATGATTAAAATAGATGTTGAGGGTCATGAGAACGCAGTACTAAATGGTGGTATGGAAACAATAAAAAGAAACTCTCCAGTAATTTTTATTGAAAATTTAAGTAGTGGGTATCCTAATTTATTTAAGGATTCACAATTTGATGAATTTTTTGAAAAAATAAACTACACTAGAATTCATAAAAACATTGAGGGAAGTTTTATGGATTTATGGTTACCAAAAAAATAAAAAAATGTATTATTCACAATCTGATCAAGACAAATGGGTTACAGAATTTTACCAAAACAAAAGAAATGGTTTCTTTGTTGAGGTGGGGGCTTATGATGGTATACAAACTAGCAATACTTTTTTCTTTGAACAAAGTTTAGGTTGGTCTGGAATCTGTATTGAAGCAAACCCAAACGTTTTTAATAGACTAATTAAAAATAGAAAGTCAATTAATTTAAACTATGCAGTCACCGACTATGAGGGATCTTGCCTTTTTAATAACGACAAAATTTCAAATTCAAGTATTGGTGACAGAGTAATGTGTTTGCCATTAGAAAACATATTAAAAAATAATAATTGCCCAAAAAAAATTGATTATTTGTCAATGGATATTGAGGGACATGAATACATAGTATTAAAAAATTTTAATTTTAATGAGTTTGAAATTGGTCTTATGACAATTGAACACAATCTTTATTGTGACGGAAATGAAAGAAAAGATTTAATCTATGACTTACTAACAAGTAAAGGATTTACTAGAGTTGTGGATAACGCTGTCTGTTTAGATAAGAATCCATTATACTATAATAAACCATACGAAGATTGGTATGTAAATAACAAATTGTTATAAAATGAAAAAAGCATTAATCACAGGAATTAACGGACAAGACGGATCCTATTTAGCTGAATTTTTATTAGAAAAAAAATATGAGGTGCATGGTATTATGAAACGTAACTCCGTTTCAGAAACACAAGCAATAAGAGTGGAACACATTACAGATAAAATTACACTACATTATGGTGACATTACGGATTTATCGTCTTTAATTAGAATAATTAGTGATGTACAACCAGATGAAATCTACAATCTAGCGGCACAATCACACGTTAGAATTTCATTTGATGAACCAATTTATACGTCGCAAGCAACTGGTGTTGGTGCTTTAAATGTTATTGAAGCCGTAAGACTTTTAAAATTAAACACTAAAATTTACCAAGCGTCTTCATCCGAAATGTTTGGAAATAATATTGACGGTGATGGTTACCAAAGAGAAGACACTAAAATGTTACCAGTATCTCCATATGGAATTTCTAAACTATTTGCTCACAATATGGGTATTAATTATAGACACTCATATGGTATGTTTATAAGCAATGGTATTTTGTTTAACCACGAATCACCAAGAAGAGGTACAAATTTTGTAACAAATAAAGTTTGTAAAGAAGCGGTTAAAATAAAATTAGGGTTAACAAACAAATTAAAATTAGGGAATTTAGACTCCACTAGAGATTGGGGCCACGCTAAAGATTATGTTGGGGCGATGTGGATGATATTACAACAAGAGACTCCAGACGATTTTGTGTGTGCAACAGGTATTTCACATTCAGTTAAAGATTTAGTTAAATATGTTTTTGACAAATTAAATTTAGATTGGACACAGTATGTTGAAACAGATAATAAATATTTAAGGCCAGAAGAACTAAACGATCTTAAAGGAGACTCAACAAAATTAAGAGACTTAACCGGATGGAAACCAAAATATACTTTTGAATCTATGTTAGATGAAATGGTAGAATATTGGTTAGAATACTTCTATAAACAAATAAAAATAAATAATGACTAGAAAAAAACCAGTAACAGCGACAAAAGAAGAAACAATACAACAACCGTTCTCAAGAAAAGAGTTTATTAATTCAGTAGTTAAAAAAAGACAAAAAAATAAATTTTTAACAGAACATCAAGAAGAGTATTATAACATTTTAAAAAATAATGAAATAACAGTTGCATCTGGTGCCGCTGGTGTTGGTAAATCATACAT